AACCTGGCACCATTGCGACGCCGACGCGCCGAACGTTGATTAACTCGAAACCCGCGGCGTCAACATCCGTCACCCACGGTGTTTGAACCGCGGCGCCTAGTGTTGTCCACTTCATACCAACTGACAACGACGTATCCGCCTGCAGTACTTGACCGCTCGCGCCGACGGGCAAGCGCGCCATGACATTTATGTCATTGCGTACCATCAGATCGCCCTTGATAACGGTAGGATCGACAACGGCGCCCGTCACCATTGCGGCCGTGTAGTCGCCGCCTTGAGCGACAACCGTACCGGCTCGGCCGAAGACGGAAATCACGCCGCCGCCGCCGCCCGTACCGGCCGCGGCCCATGTGCCATCGCCGCGGAGATAAACCGTGTTGTTGGCGACGCCCGTACCGAGCCGCGCGGTTGAAAGCACGCCGGACACGATCGCCGCGGCGTCGTGAGAGTGCGGCGCCGCGGGAAACGTCGCCGGCACGCCGAGCAATTTACCCCACGAGAGCGACGGCAACCAGGCCGGATCCGGGTAGGCGCCGAGCACGCTAACGGCATTCGTCACTTGTGCGGCCGTGTAGTCGCCGGCTTGCCCGACGACGGCGCCGGTACGCCCGAAAACGCTCGGCACGCTTTCGCCGCTCCATCGCATCCCGAACGTCTGCGCCGAGTCCACGCGTAATATTTGCCCGTCGGCGCCGGCCGGAAACCGGCCGGTTGCGGCGAACGAACGCGCGAAGATATCGCCTTTCGTCGTAAGAGAGTCTACAACCGCGCCCGTCACTTGCGCCGCGGTATAATCCCCCGCTTGCGCGACGACGGCACCCACGCGCCCGAAAACGCTCGCAACGGGCGCGACGGCCGGCGTTGCCCACTTCATTTTTGCCGGTTGCGCCGTATCGACCGTGAGCACCTGGCCGGCCGAGCCGATGCCGAACCGCCCGAGCGTCGAGCCGTCGCGGGCGAGAATATCGCCGGCCGTCGTCGTCGGATCCACCAGAACGCCGGTTGCGCCGGCCAAATGTACGTTACTGAGCGTATGCCCTTGCCCGTCCACGTCACCAGGCCACGCGTAAACGCTCGTGCGAATCGCGTTGATATGCGCGGCCGTGATCGTCTGATTTGGGGATACGTCCGGTGGCCAACCGCTCGGTACGACGGCCCGCGGCCGAAGCCGAACCGGAATATCAGACACGTTCCGCCCCCGCGTCGGCCGAATGATCGACGCCGTTAACCTGGCCGGCCGGCTCGACGATCGCCGGCACGATCGCAAGCGGCGCCGCGGCCGGCTTATCCGGTACTTCGCCGATTAGTTTGGTGCAATCGGCGCTTAACTGGTACGGGCGCGACGGCGCCGGTAAGCCCTCGGTTTGCTCGATAATCGTTACCTGTTGGCTTATGGATTGCTGAACCGCCGCGGATTGCATTTCCGCCTCTTTTGCGAGCCCGAGCCCCCGCAATTGCTCAAGCCGAAGCGCGTTCAATTGCTCGACGCCGGCGCGAAACACGGCAACCGCGGCCGGTGATAGCGTGTGTTCAAACTTCATCGTTTTTCCCCTTTTCTTTCAAGTGAGCGGGCGAAGGTGCGGAGAGTCCGCCGCTTCGCCCGCTCAAACCGTCTCTACGGGCGGAAATACCGTCCCGTCGGCGAGCACATAGCCGGTAATTAAGCCGCTCACCACATTAAACGCGCGGCCGGCCGGCACTGTGCCGGTGAAACTGGCATTGCCCGTAACCGCGAAGCTGCTCGCGCGCACCTGGCCGGTGAAGCCGTCTAACAAAATCATGAGCGCGCCGGCGTTACTTACCGTGAGCTCGCCGGCGTTTTCATGGCCGGCCGTCGGCGAGCGTACGAACGCGCCGGCTTGCGTGCCGTTTTTCCCTTTGAGCACGAGCCCGCGGCTTACAAGCGATGCCGTCGAATCGTTCGGCTTGCTTACGCGCCATTCGATCGAGCCGTACGTGGCATCCCAAGTACTCGGGCTCGACTGAATTAGCGAGCCCTCGGCCGCGGTTCCCGTCGGCGCCGTGATCGTGAAAGACGCTTGCCGGATAAACAACGAGCCGGCCGTGTCGGTATACATCGGCGCATTGCTGTATTCCGTACCGCCGAATCCGGCGAGTCTACCCCATACGCCGAATTTGGTGTTGGCCGGCAAGCCGGCGCCGCCCATATCGCCGAGCAACGCAACCAAATTCTGCAGAGTATCGTAAACGGCGACGCGCGCCGGCTTATTCGAGCCGTACCCTACGGCAAGCTCGATCGTCGAGAGCTTATCAGAAGTGATCGAGCCGGCTTGTATTTTGTCGGCCGTGACGGAGTTCGCCGCGAGCTTGCCTGCCGTGACCGCGCCCGCCGCGATCGAGCCGGCGACGACGGCGCCCGCGGCGATCGCGCCGGCCGTGACCGAATCGGCCGCAAGGTTGCCGGCGACGACGGCGAGCGCGGCAATTTTGCCCGCTACAACCGAGTTTGCCGCGAGAGCTTGCGCCGTGACGGAGTTTGCCTGCAGAGCTTCGGTATAGATCGCATTTGCCGCGACTGCGTTCGCCGTGACTGAGCCGGCCGCAAGCGCCGTTGCGGTAACTGCGCCCGCCGTGATCGCGTTCGCCGTGATCGCACCCGCGGCGACGGCGCCGGCCGTGACGGAGTTCGCCGCGAGCGCATTCGCTGTTACGGCGCCGGCTTGAATCGCCTCGGCCGCGATCGCATTTGCGGCGATCGCGTTCGCCGTAACCGAGCTCGCGGCGAGCTTCGGCCCTTGTATGGCGCCGTCCGGTATCTTTGCCGTGGTAACGGCGCCGTCGGCGATCGCCGATACCGTGACCGCGCCAACGTCGATTTGCGGCGCCCGTATCGCGCCCGTCGGTATCTTTGCCGTAATAACCGCGCCGTCGGCGAGCACGGTGGACGTTACCGAACCAGGCGCCAACTGGCTTGTTTTTAATTGCCCCTCGATATCGGCCGTATCAACAACCGCCGTCCAATCGTTGCCGGTTCGCCGGTACAATTTCCGATCGACGGTATACAGGAAAACCGCGTCGGCCGGATATTGCGCCCATTCCGCGCCGGCCGGCTTGTGATTGACGGTATAGACCGGCGCGATGCCCGCGGCGAAGTCGTCGCCCTCGATTGTTCCCGGCGCGATCGACGCGGCCGGCGCCCGCGTCGCCTGTACTGGTACGCGTTGCATTCGACGCAACATGTAAACCAGATCGGGCGGACGACTCCCGAGCGTCGCCGAGTACTTGAGCTTATGGCCGGCCGTCGTCGGCCGCGAGCGGTCCGGCGCCATAATCGTTATCGTGAGCGATCGCAGAATCAGTGACGTTACCAGGCCATATTTAAAGGCTTCAATAGATACCGTCATCCCGCGCGCAAGCCCCGGTACAAAACAAGCGGCTTCAATCGTGTACTTCGGTTGCGATCGCAAGCCAACTTCCGTATCCGCCCATAGCGCGGCCGTCGCCGCGTCGGTTAAATTGCGATCAACGAGCGTAACCGAGAGCACGCCGAAACTCGCTTGACTGCCGGTATCCTCGGCCGTCGCGCGAAGCTCGCCGGCTTCGCCGACGGCGCCGAGCACTAACACGCGGTTTGCGGCGTCGCTGAAATCGCGCTTATACGAGTCGAGTTGATACGGTTGTGTCGTCGAGCCGTCCGGCCGATCGGATAGACCGAACGGCGCGACGATCGAGCCCGCGGCGTAGTAATGCACCTTGCCGTCGTAGCCAACATTCCACTCGGCGCCGGTTAACTGGCAAATCGTGTCGAGCAAATCGCGTACGCGTTGGTCTTTCGCCTCGATCAATCCAAGGTTCGCGGTAAGCGTGATGATGGAGCCCGCGGAAAGCTCCGGTACCTGCTTGATCGCGTCGGCGATGATGGTTGAATCCGGCGTGCCGTCCGGCCAACTTTGGGTAATCAACGCCCGTTCAAACAGAATCCCCCAATCGGACGCATGAATCGTTAGCCGGATATGCGGCCCTTCGGCGTCGCGATCAATCGCGAGAATAAAGCCGGCAAACTGAATTTGCGTTGTGTCTTCGTCCCATACAACGAGTTCGTCCCATTCGTTGACCGTCCACGTGTACTGAAAAGACGCGTGATCGTATTGCGCCTGATCGTATCGCGACTCGCCGAACCGCTGAAACAACGTAAGCTCGCATGTAGAAATCGCTTCGCTCGAATCCTGTTGAATCGTGGCGGAATCGACTAGCGCGGCAACCGAAACGTCAAAGCCGGCGACGGCCGCGCGCAATCTCACGCCCGCCCGCCTTGCAACCGCATTTGCGTCGCGATGCGGCTTGCTACCGTCGCCGGATCCGTCCCGGTAAGGTTCATCGTCATGGTTGCGCCCGCGGCGATCGTGTCGAGCTTGTAAGCCATCTTGCCGAGTAGGTTTACAACCTGATCCATCAGCGACATTTCGGCCGGCCCGCTCGTGCGCGAGTCAGTGAGCATATCGGCGAGCGTTGCCGACGCGTTGTAGCAGTGCGTTTCGATCGCCTGCAGGCTCGCGAGCGCGGTACCCGTATTGCCCTCGGTTTTCCATAGCGTCGTAAGAAAATCATCTTTCCAAAGCGCGTACTCACCGTGCCTATCCCAATCGTCCTGGCGAAGGTTCGCGAGATCGTTCGCGGTTTGCAACGTGTGTTTGCCGATCGTGTCCAGGGTCTTATTCGTTTCCGAGCCTTGAAAGAAACTGACGACGCCGGACACAATCGAAACGCCGAGATTCGCCCAACCGAGCGCGGCGCCGAGTCCGCCGCTTGCGGCGCCGCCCGCGCCGCCACTAGGTACGCCCCCGCTCGGCACGCTCGGCGTGCTCGGCGTGGCGCCGCCGCCGCCCTTAAAGATTCCGGCAATACTTGAGCCGATATCTTTGATCGAGTCCACCACGCCGCCGAGCCCCTTGCTACTGAGCAAATCTTTGATCGCGCCGCCGATAAAATCGCCGATCGCTTTTGCGGCCGGCTCGACAAACGAGCTCGTTACGGCTTGCCCGAGCGTCTTTAAAAGCGCCTTGCCCTTTTCGCCCCATGACATATCGCCGTCCCAAAGCGATTTGGAAATGTCTTGCGCGAAATTCGTTATTACCGTCGAAACGCTATTCGCCATGCCGTCGAAAGCGCCTTTAACTTCGGGCGCCTTGTTATCGACCGACGCTTTCAAATCCGCCATTTGCTTATCCATGAGCGCCGGTATTTCCGTACCGTTCGCGATCATCTTTTGGCGTTGCGCTTCCAGCAATTTCAAGAGAGCGGAGTCTTTTTCCCACTTCGTCGCGTCCGGCGCCGCAATCACTTTGTCGTATGCGGTTTGCGCGTCGGCCGCGAGTTGCGTAAACTTCGCCGCCGACGTGATGCCGAGCGTTTCAAGCCCCGAGTTCATCGAAGCGATAGAACCCACGGCCGGATCCATGACTAGCTTGACCTGGCCGAGCTTTTCGAGCACCTTTGGCAAGCCGTTATTGCCGGTGAGATTCTCGAAATGCCCCACCAGTAAGCCGGTTTGCGTGTTGACTTTTTCGAGCGCCGGCGCCATGCCGTCGCCAAACTCTTGCGTTACGTCATGGCCGGATAGCTTCGCCGCGGCGATATCGTTCGCGAGCTTTTGATGCGCCGCACTGAGTTTGCCGGCGATCGCGTAAAGAATATCGTTCTTTTCGATAAGCGGTTTAAACTCGGCCGCACAGTCTTTTACTTCTTTCGCGAGCGCCTTTGCCGCGTCTTTCTCTTCTTTCGTCGCTTCGGTATTGCCCGCGGCGCCCTTCGCCGCGTCCTCATGGCTCGTTTTGAGCTTGTCGAGCACGCCGGCGAGCCCGCTATGCTCGGCCGCGGCTTTTGCGGCCTCTTCTTTCGCCTTTTTCGTCGCCGCGGCTTGATCGTCGGTTGTCTTTTGCAGTTTGCGGTTGAGCTCGGCCGAATCCTTCGCTTGCTGGCCGTAATTGGCGAGCTCGGCCGCGGCCGACTTGAGAGCTTGCCCCACGGCCGACGACGCTGGCACGAGCTTGGCAAGCCAATTGACGAAATCAGTGATTTTGGCGACGACGGCCGCGAGCGCGTCTTGAATTACCGCCATAATCGCATTCCAGTTTTGGTTAACCCAAACGCCGAGCGCCACCAGGCCGGCGACAACCGCGGCGATCGCGATAACCCAACCGCCGAGCGCGAGCACTGAAACGCCGACGACGCCGGCCGCGGCCGTGATGATCGGCATAAGCGCGCCGATTGCGATTGCTAACTGGCCGGCGATCAATAGAACCGGCCCGAGCGCCGCGGCAAGCGCCACGATGGTTAAGGCGAACGCCTGAACGGGCGCCGGCAACTTGCCGAACCAATCGACGGCCGGCAAGATGAAATCGTTAACCAACTTCGTGCCGGCTTCAAGCAGTGACACAATCAACGGTTCTAACGACGTGCCGAGCGCAATACCGGCCGTTTCTACTGAGCCCTTGAATTGCTCAAAGGCGCCGGCAACGCCCGAGTTGAGCGTGTCCGCCATCTTGCGCGCGGCGCCCTCGGATTTATCAATCTCCGTCGTCATCGCGGCCCATGCCGGCCCAGCTTGCTGCATGAGAATTGCCGCCGCCGCCGACGACTCACGCCCGAAGATTTTGAACATATCGGCCGCGTTCGCGCCCGATTCTTTTAGCTGCAACATCACCTGATCGAGCGGCAAGAGATTGCCGGCCGAGTCTTTCGCGTTGACGCCGAGCGCGGCGAGCGCGGTTGCCGCCTTTTTACCAGGCGCTTCCAGCGTGCCGAGCACGCCACGCAAGCCCGTACCGGCTTCGGTTGCCTTCAAGCCCGAGTTGCCGAGCAAGGCGAGCGCGGTTGTGGTTTCATCCAAACTCAAGCCGGCAAGATGCGCGACCGGCCCAACCAATTTCATAGACTGCGCTAAGTCTTCGGCCGAAATTGCCGACGCCGCGGCGCCGGCCGCGAACACGTCGGCGACGTGACCGGCCGAGCCCGCGGCAAGCCCGAATTGCCCGAGCGTTTCGGCCGTGACTTCGGCCGCTCGTGATACTGAGAGCGTGCCGGCCGCGGCAAGATCGAGCACCCCCGGCATAGCCGCGATTACTTGATTGGTTGTCAAGCCGGCCGCGGCAAGATCGCCCATGCCGTCGGCCGCTTCTTTCGCCGAGTATTTCGTATCGGCGCCGAGCTTCATAGCTACCATGCGTAGCTTTTCCAGATCGGCGCCCGTCGCGTCACTAACCGCGACGATTTTATTCATGGACTGTTCAAAGCCGGCCGCGGCCGTGACCGACGCCGCCGCCGCCGCGACGATCGGCGCCGTAATCGCAAGTGAAAGCGTCGTACCAACCGTGCTCATAGACTCGCCGGCCGTCTTGAGCCCGTCCCATTTCTGCTTTTGATCGTCGATTACCTTACCGACTTCCGAGCCGAATTTCTGGATATCGGCAAGCGCCTGATCGACGGCCGCTTGTATCGTGATCGAGAGTGTACCGAGACTGAGCCCGCCGCCCATTGCGCCCATTGCGTTTTACCCCTTGTCCCTGTTGTTGCCGCGGTTGTCGATCACACGCACCCCGAGCCGCTTGATACGCGCTAACAGTTCATCGCCCGTCGGCAATTCCCGCTCGGCCGCTTCGCGGGCGCGCCGCTTGAGCTCGGCGCCGTTCATCATGTACCGCATCGGGTCATATTTCCGGCGTTTGGAGTTGACCGCGGCGACGATCGCCACGATTCGCGCCGTTTGCCAATCGGTAATGTTCTCGCGCGCCCGTTGAGCGTCCACCAGGCGCGCGAGCTCACGCAGTGTTAGCCGGCCGAACTCGCCGGCGCCGATTCCGCTTGTGTCTCGGCACTTTGCCCAGAGTCGTTCCCACTGCTCAAGCGTGAAGCGCGGCCCTTCGTCGCCGGCCTTGTAGGGCGTGCCGGCGAGCCCGCGGCCGGCAATGCTACCGTTACGGCTTGCGTGATGATCGGCATAAGCTCGGGAAAATCCACCAGGCCGAACATACGCGTTACATCGTCGCGCACGATGGCCGGCTGTGCGTCAATCAGGCCGGCCCATAGTACGTCGCTCATGGTTGCGAGAATCGGCGCGAGCGCCGCATATTCGCCGGCCGCGAGCAAGCGGCCGTAGTCCTGCAGTGCGGCGCCCATGCGCCGAACATCATGCAGCAAATCGCCCTTGCATTCCGCGGCGTACTGGATAAAGGCGATCGCACGATAGCGGAGTATGAAGTCTTGCCCGTCGAGCTTGAGCGGTACGGACGCGTTGACTAGATTCTCCATAACTACGCCGCCATCGGTTCGGCTTCAAGGCGCGCTTGCAACGCCGCGGCTTCGGCGTCGAGCGCCGCGCGCCGGCGTGCCAATTCCGCTTGTTTGCGCCGCAACGCATCGGCGCCGCCGCGCGTGTCGCCGGCAACCGTCGGTACGGGCATTGTGTCAACCAACGTAATCGGCCCGATAACGCGGATTGTCGGTTGTACTTCCTGCGGATCATCGGGATTCAAGGCGCCGAAACTCCAATCCCGAATGAAGCCTTGAAATTGCCCGAACGTTTCGCCGCCAACCGCGGCCGACGAATTGAACCGGATTACCCAATCGCGCGTCTCGCCCGACGTGAACAGACCAAAGAGCCCGTCGGCCGAGTCGTCTTGATCGGCTAACGCCGGATCAAATAACACCGTCAATTGGCACTCACCAGGATCTTTGAACCCCTGTATGTAGTCTCGATAATCGCCGGCGTCGAGCGTCGTTACCTCCACTTCGTCGGCCGATACGTCGATGTTGCCGATTTCCGCCACCTGGCCGATGGCAACATAAGTCGGCGTCGCGCCGCCGCCGAGTACAAAAATCTTCGCGCCTTTTCCCGTAAATTTTGCCATTTCAGTTACACTCCTCTGTTAATTTCCGAATGTTGCCACGGTGAAACGCAGCACGCCGTGACGCGTGATCCCGTCAAAATCGCGCAACGTTTGCGCGTACGTCCAAATCGTATCGACCCATTGAAAGCCCACGGCCGGCAAGCGTTGCCGATCGAGCGCGTCTTTGGCTTGCGCCATGAGTTGCTGGCATTCCTGCATTCCCGGTTGCCGGCTCCAAACGTGTACCGTGATTTCCAGGTTTACGCCTTGCTCGTTGAGCGTGTCCGCCTGATCGCCGAGAAATTCGCCGATTGTGACGTACGGAAACGCCTGATTCGGTCCGGCTTGATCGAGTACCGGCACTGGCGCGAGCGCCGGCCCGAGCGCGGCGACGATCGCGGTTTGTACTTCACTGAGCGGTAACATAGGATTCAATGCGATCGAAAGCGGACATTGAGCGAACGTTAGAACACATGAAGGGCGGACACTGCATCGCGGGCGCCGCCGTAAACGCGATTTGGATTGAAGCCCTTGAATTTGTGCTCGGCGACGACGCGCACCGTCTCAGATATGACGAATTGATACAGGCAATCGCGGCGCCGCTCGACGACGAACCCAACGCGGCCGGCCGCGAAATCCTTTTAGAGCATTCCTTACGCATGGCACTATTGCGCCTACGGTAGCCGATCGAGCGGGCGAACGGGCGAGCCGGCCGCACCTTCGCCCGCCCGTTCGCCGTTACAGGGTCTTTACGTCCGGCCCGAGCCGCTGTTGATCGAAATAGATTCCGCCCGCTTCGGCGCTTCGCACCAGAACGGCCCAAGACTTTTCGGCGCCGAGCTTTTCGGCGTACTCGGGCGAATCCTTTTTCGCGTTTTCCAAATTCGTCTTGAGACTTTTGTTGGCGATAAACGCTTTATCCTGTGCGTCCGCCTGTAGCCATTCATAGTTGCCGTACGCGTCGTGAATCGCACCAGGATTCTGCACGTCGGTATTCTCTTTTGCCGGCAAGACCGTGCCGACGGCCGGTGTTTCGTAAGCCATATCGTCTTTCTCCTTTTTCAACTTCGGATGCGTCCACGAGCCCGCGGCGAAGCCGTGGCCGGCGAGCTCGTGAAAGTTTTCCCATTCCGCGGCCGTATGCAAACGCCGCTCGGCGCACGCGTCACAAGGCGTCATAGCGCCACCCGAGCACGAGCCGCACGATAAGCCGGCGCGCCCAACCAGGCCGGCGCAAAGGTACGCGCAAGGCGCCAAACCGCAACCATTCGGCCGGCGCCATGAGCTCGCCGGCGCCGATCGGATCGGCCGGCACGCTACAGGCCGGCCGCGGATCCGCGGGCGCCGGATCGTCGAGCGTCCGAAACGGGTCTTTTCTAGGCAAGCATTTTCCTCAGTTCCGAACCGACGAAATCGCGTATACGGTCCATATGCCCGCTCATGCCGGCCTTGTAAGCCGGATATAACCAGGGTCTTTCCGGCGTGCCGCGTTCGCTGATCGCCCGCGCGATCGGAAACGCCGCGGACTCCGGTATCCCTTTGCGCCCGCACCAGGCGCGAATTTTGTCCAATGGCGGAAAATGCGGCGCCGTCCCAAACTCGATAAACGGCGCGTGCTTCGCCGTCGAGTAGACGACGACGGAATTACCGAGCCGTGACACGCTAAACTCGATCGACTCATAGAGCTCGTGCGTATCGTACGCGTCGATCTGGCGGACGTTCTTACGCGCTTCGTTGCGGATTTCCACGGCCGTCTCGACGTTCGCCGAGTTGACCCAATCGGGAAACTGTTCGCGCAAATTGCCGAAGTTCGCTTTTATCTTCGCGTCGCCGGTGATCTTTGCGCTAAGAACTCGCGCCATTATTTAACAAACACTGGCTCACTCTGTGAGCTAGTTCGCGTGTACGTCGGCCGGCCGTCGGCCGTCGAGATAATTACAAAGGCACATGGCACAATAAACCGTCTTGAGCGTCTTGAGCTCGGCCGGTGGAATCGGACACCAGAACACATGCCCGCAAGAGAGCGTTACGAGCGAACCAACATCCTCGGCCGCGATCGACTCGACATGCCGCGTAAAATCATCGCTCATTTTTCGATGACGGCTCGCAACCACTCGGCGCCGATGCGCCGCACCCAACCGAACCGCGAGTTTAAAAGCGCGGCGAGTATCCGGCCGCGGAATGTTAACCGCGCCCGTATCATCACAATCACTGCGAGCCGGCCTCTTTACGCTCGCAAATGAGCTTTAGCCACGTTTCGCGAGCGTCCACGTTTTCAGGCTCGCCGACGATATCTAGAAACTGATTGCGCCACATGACGCGATAGACGGACGTAATTCCCGGCTGATACCGGATGGTGATTTCGTGGCGCACCCGATCGCCGACTTGATCGCCGGCGATCGACGGCCGGCCGCTCGGCGTGCGAACGTTCGCCGGCGTATCGGCAACCAGGCCGGCCGGCACGGTTTCACGGTAGCCGGCTTGACCGTCCGGTGTAAGCTCCATTTGGAAAAGAGCGATCCATTCCCGCAAATCGCTGGCTTGCATTTACGGTTCCGCCTCATGCACCGATCGGATAACGGATTCGACGATGCGGATTTCATCGCGTGTCACCTGGCAAGCGTAAATCGTACGCAACCACGTCACGCAATTGCCGGCCCAAATCAGCATTCCAACCGCGAGACCCCAATTACGGTCGTACGCGAACGCCACGCCGAGCAAGAGATTAACAACCAGCAAAACGCGCGCCACCCACCGAGCCCATCTTAGATCGTCGTCGAATCTCATACAACCTTTTGGGATACGCTATTAAAACAACGATGTAACCAAGACTTTACGAAAGGATACGAACCAAGACAATA